CCTTTTACTTAAAGAGCAGTTTCCTCACATCGACATTCGGTTCGTCTTCAGCAACCAAAACCAGAAGCTCTACAAGGGGTCAAAGACCACCTATGCACAGTGGTGCGAAAAGCATGGTTTTCAGTATGCGAACAAGACGATCCCGAAGGCGTGGTTAGAGGAGTAGTTACGCAAGGGAGCAAGCGTATGGATACAATGATTAAAGAGAGTAGCGAGTTTGTAATGCACTTACCGTGCGAGAACCCTGACTGTGGGTCGAGCGATGCAAACTCATTATACTCTGACGGACATACGCACTGTTTTGCGTGTAATACGACTGTGCAGAATAGCACCAGCGAGGGGGTTAGCGTAGCAGCCCCTCCCTCTGCGAAAGCTAAACTCGGCCTTCTCGCTGGTGACTACAAAGACATAGTGAAAAGGGGTTTAACGAAAGACCTCTGCCGGAAATACGATTACTTCACCACAACCTACAAAGGTGAGCGCGTTCACGTTGCAAACTACCGCGACAAGAACGGTGAAGTCGTAGCTCAGAAGATCAGGAATAAACATAAACAGTTCTCGATCTTAGGTGACGCAAAGAAGATCACGCTTTTCGGATCACACTTAAAAAACACTGGGAAGCTCTTGGTTATTTGCGAAGGTGAGGTCGATACGTTATCGGCATCAGCTTGCCTCGGTAAATACCATGCGGCGGTTGTGGGTATACCGCACGGAGCAGCTTCAGCAGCTAAAGCTATAAAAGACAACTACGATTACATAGCCCAGTTCGACAAGTGCGTACTATGTCTCGATAACGATGACGCTGGACGCGCTGCTAGTCTGGAAGCTGCCCAAGTTCTACCCATTGGAAAAGCCTACATAGCCACAGTTCCAATGAAAGATGTAAATGAGTGCCTAGTGGCTGGCAAATCAGCGGCTGTCGTGAGTGCTATCTTTGAGGCCAGAGTATACCGGCCTGACAGCATCATGACCTCTGCCGACTTCAGAAGCGTAATTAGTCAGGATGATGCCGCTTCATCCATTACTTACCCATACTCAGCCCTCAACGCCATCGTAGGCGGTGTGCGGCTCAGAGATAATGCGGAGTTAGTGACTATTTGCGCAGGTTCTGGACTCGGTAAAACGACACTGCTTCGAGAGATTACATACCACCTTCACCAGCAAGGTGAGAAGCTCGGATTGATAAATCTGGAAGAGTCGAACAAGCGCAGCCTTCTTGGGTTGATCGGTATTCACTTAAATAAAAACATCACAGTGAACAAAGGCCAAGCGTCAAAAGAGGAAATAGAAGCTGCTTATGATGAGCTATTTCCTGATGACCACCAAATCTACCTTTACGATCATTTCGGTTCTTGTGACATCGACACGATCATCAGGCGTATAGGTTTCATGGTCAAAGCCCTTGGTGTGACCGTGATCATCCTCGATCACATCAGTATCTTGGTCAGTGGTCTCGCCACTAACGATGAACGCAAGCTCATAGACATCGCCATGACACGCCTCAGAACAGAGGTAGTGCAAGAGCTTGGCGTGACTGTCATGGCGGTTAGCCATCTTCGTAGACCATCTGGCGACAAAGGCTTCGAGGGTGGTGAGACACCCACGCTGCAATCTCTGCGAGGTTCAGCTTCGATAGCTCAGTTATCCGACATCTGCATAAGCCTCGCAGTGGAGAAAGACGATCCACACAGCGACACCAGAATCCTAGCCATCTTGAAGAACCGATGGTCAGGACAGACGGGTCGCGTATCGGGATCATTAAAGTTCAACAGAGACACAGGCCGGTTGGTCGAAGAAGGGAGCGAGTTCTAATGAAAGCATTTCGTGAAGAAGGATACATCAAGAAGGCAAACGGAACAGGGAACATCTCTCGAAAACCATTATCAAACAGAAGGCTAATAAGAGCTGCATTGGCTATTGCCAGCAAACAGCAAAGAGCAGCCGCGAGAGCAAATTCACTAAAAACAAAAGGAGAACCTCAGTGATGACACATCCAATGACACTTGATGGATACCAGCTACAAGCTGAGACAACCTTTATCGTTAAGGATAGCAAGATCGAATACCTAGCCCTCGGATTGGCAAATGAGACAGGAGAGCTTCTTGGCGTTCTGAAAAAGCACATGAGAGATGAGGAACAACCTTTAGCCGACATGGACTATGAGAAACGCCTCACAGTCATGAAAGAGCTTGGTGATGTCTTATGGTATGCGGCTGTCCTTGCAGCCCAGCTACAGTTTGACTTGTCCTCTGTCGCTGAAATGAACCTTCGTAAACTGGACAGGCGTATGCAGCTTGACCTGATCAAAGGATCGGGAGATGAGCGATGAGACGCATGTTCTTTGACTTGGAGACTGACGGTTTAGACCCTGACGTTATCCACTGTATCGCGGTTGGCGAAGAAGGCCATCCAGTCTGGAGCTATGGTCCTGATCAAATCAAAGAGGGCTTGGAGATGCTCTGTGAGGCTGACGAACTCATAGCTCACAATGGCATCGGCTACGACTTCAAGGTAATCGAGAAGCTGTATCCTAGCTGGCCTTTCAAGGGCAAGCGCGTGGACACCTTAGTCCTTTCGAGGCTTATCAGGGCTGACCTAAAGAACGAAGACTTCGAGTTCAACTGGGCAGTCGAAGAGATGCCTCGCCGGATGTACGGTTCACATGGTCTCAAGGCTTGGGGTTTAAGGTTACAAAAGAACCTCGGCAGCGGATTCCTCAAAGGCGACTATGACGGCGGTTGGGAACACTGGTCTCAGGAAATGCAGGACTATTGTGAGCAGGATGTCAAAGTGACGATGGCTCTCTACAAGTACCTGAAGCCTGACACTTGGCCTCAAGAGGCTCTCGACATGGCTCATCAGATATCCACGATTGCTGAAGACATCGGCAAAGCTGGGTGGACTTTCGATGAGGCCAAAGCCGGTAAGCTGTATGCCGAGCTATGCACAAGGCGTGAAGAGCTTGACCATGAGCTGCAAGACCTGTTCGAGCCTTGGGAAGTGCATGAGACATTCATCCCAAAGCGCAACAACAAGACCTTGGGTTACATCGAAGGTGAGCCTTTCGTTAAGACTACTGTGGTCAACTTCAACCACAACTCGCGCAGGCACATAGAGTTCTGCCTGACCAAGAAGTACGGTTGGAAGCCTTCTAAAACGACACCACAAGGCCATGCAATCATTGATGACGTTGTGCTTGGTGAGCTGGATTATCCAGAGGCCAAGAAGCTGTCTGAGCTGTTCTTGATACAGAAGCGCATAGGCCAGCTTGCAGAAGGACCACAAGCATGGATGAAGAAAGTAGATAGTGACGGTAAGTTGCGTCACAGGATCATCTGTCCAAGCACACGAACTCTACGCTGCACACACATACAACCAAACTTGTCGCAGGTTCCAGCGGTGCGCCTCCCCTACGGTCAACAGTGCCGCGAGTTGTTCACTGTGCCTTCTGGATACCAGCTTGTTGGGTCTGACCTTTCGGGAATCGAGATACGCCTCTTTGCCCATTTCTGTGCCGCTTACGATGGAGGTGAATATGCGAAGAAAGTCTTGGAATCAGACATTCATCAAAGCAACGCAGAGGCGTTCAGCGACTCACATACCAAAGTTGAAAGATCAGTGGCGAAGGGTGCCTTATACGCACTCATGTACGGTTCCGGTGACTACAGACTTGGAGCAATGGTCGGAAAAGGAGCCAAAGAAGGAAAGCGACTAAAGCATAACTTTATAGCCGCTGTGCCGAGTTACGGTATCCTTAAAGATAAAGTCGAGCAAGCCTCTGAAAAAGGCTTCATCACCTCGCTTGGCGGCAACCGTATCAAGGTCAATTCAACTCACACTGCACTAAACAGTTTGTTGCAATCAGCCTCAAGCGCAGTCAGCAGCATGTGGCTCATTCTTCTATCAAATGAAATCAAACGACAGAACCTCGATGTGACCATCCTTGGGTGGATACATGATGAGGTGCAAATGGCAGTGAAAGGAGACCCTGATCATGTCGGTAATCTCGCTCGAAGATGCGCGAAAGAAGCTGGAGAAGCGTTTAGCCTCAGAATCCCAATCGAAGCAGAGTATTCAGTCGGAAGAACTTGGGCTGACACTCACTGAGGAAGACATTGACCAAAGAACCATCGAGGCTCTGATAGTCATGTTCGAGGTTTTATCAGAAGCATGGATTAGACCCTTCACCACAAAGTCTAAGTTTGCCAGAGACAAGGCAAACATGGTTGCCGTTGCAGCCACAGAAAACCTAATCACCACAAGACTGAACGATGAAATCTGGGGCAACCGCTGGTTGATCACGGATGATGGTTTGTCGTTTATGAAGGAGATCGAAGATGACCTTGTTAATTGATGCTGATTTGTATCTTTACAGAGCTACAGCAGCTACCGAAGAAGAAGTCTGTTGGGATGCCGATGGGGAGTCAAACCTCTGGTCTCTCGATACCGACTTGAAGCTGGCTAAAGAGATGTACTTTGACCAGATGGACACGTTCAAAGAGAAGCTGCATGACGATGACCTGATCATGTGCCTGTCCTCGAAGAACAACTTTAGAAAGAAAGTTGATCCCAGCTACAAAGGTAACAGAGCCAAGGTGCGTAAGCCTCTTGGGTACGTTGCCATGATCGACTGGCTTCGCCACCACTTCCGCACCTGTCAAATGGAAACCCTTGAAGCAGATGATGTCCTTGGCATCCTCGCTACAAAGCCAGAGAACAAGGGCAAGGCGATCATCGTGTCTGACGATAAAGACATGAAGTCAGTACCAGCAAAACTTTACAGACCGATGTCAGATGAACGCTTCGACATCACTGAAGCTGAAGCTGACAAGGCATTTCTTATGCAGTGCCTCTGTGGAGACCCCACTGATGGATACTCAGGTCTAAAGGGATTTGGACCGAAGTCATCTGAGAAGCTGCTTGGTGCCAGACCTGACTGGTCTCTTGTTGAAAACGCTTTCATCAAAGCCGGTCACACCAAAGAAGAAGCCCTCACACAAGCAAGACTAGCTCGGATACTCCGATGGAGTGACTGGGACAGTGAAAACAGAACACCAATCCTCTTTGGGAGCAAGGAATATGAAAAGACACGAACAGTTCATGAAGGAAAAGCTTCGACAAGCTGAAGCACAAATAGAAGACAACCCAAAACGTAGACCTCTCCCCACTGACGCTGCCGAGCGCAAACAGATTCCCATCTACACCGGATTCATCCGCTACTTCCCTGACGCTATTGCTGCCGTTGCCAAGATTTCTTTGGTTGGCGGCATACAGCATGGGCAGACACCAGAAACTCTGCACTGGGATAGAAGTAAATCCAAAGATGAGCTGGATGCCCTGATGCGTCACATCCTAGACGAAGACTGGGAACAAGTTGCTTGGAGAGCATTAGCCAACCTTCAAAAACAGATTGAGAAAAGACATGATCAGTAACCATCTACCTACCGACTACCAGACATTCATCGCAACCAGCCGCTATGCGCGGTGGATCGAAGATAAAGGCCGCAGAGAAACATGGTCTGAGACCGTGCAACGCTACACTGACTATCTCCATTCAAAAGGCATAAACCTGACTGGTCAGGACTGGGATGACATAGAGGGTGCTATCTTAGAACTAGAGGTCATGCCTTCTATGCGCGCCTTGATGACAGCGGGTCCAGCGGCAGACCGTGATAACACCTGCATCTATAACTGTTCTTATGTTGCCGTGGATCACCCACGGGCTTTCGATGAAGCCATGTTCATCTTGTTGTGCGGAACAGGCGTGGGCTTCTCAGTGGAGCGTCAGGCGATCAGCCAGCTACCTGAGATACCAGCGTCACTGGCAAACAGTGATGACCTAATTGTAGTCCAAGACAGCAAAGAAGGCTGGGCTAAATCCCTACGCAAGCTGATCTCCCACCTATACACAGGAGACATTCCTAAGTGGGACTTGAGCAAGGTTCGACCTGCTGGTTCGAGGCTGAAGACATTTGGTGGCAGAGCCAGTGGTCCAGAGCCGCTAAACGATCTGTTCAAGTTTGTTGTGGCTAAGTTTAAAGGTGCTATCGGACGTAGACTCAACAGCATCGAGTGCCACGACATCATGTGTAAGATCGGTGAAGTGGTTGTCGTTGGCGGTGTCAGACGATCAGCCATGATCAGCCTGTCGAACCTCAGTGACACACGCATGGCACATGCTAAGTCAGGAAGCTGGTGGGAGAACGAACCACAGAGAGCCTTGGCTAACAACTCAGCCTGTTACACAGAGAAGCCTGACATGGAGACCTTCTTGCGTGAGTGGCTGGCTCTTGTGGAGTCCAAGTCCGGTGAGCGCGGTATCTTTAGCCGTGTAGCAGCCGAAGCCCATGTAGCTAAGAACGGAAGACGCGAGACAGGATATGCATGGGGAACTAACCCATGTAGTGAGATCATCCTGAGAAGCAACCAGTTCTGTAATCTGACGGAAGTTGTAGTTC